CGACCGGATCGATCGGTGCGACGTTCACAGCGACCGGCTCAGGCACAAACCTGACGGTATCTGCGGTTACGGGCCTGATCAGCATCGGCGATACCGTGGCGGGCACGGGCGTACCGGCAGGCACTACGATTGTCTCGCAGACCAGCGGCACCACGGGCGGTGCGGGCGTCTACGTTACAAGCGCAATCACCACGATTGCCGCTGCCACAGCGACCAGCTACGGTGTGGTGCTCAATGTGTCTGCGGTGGGCTCTGGCACCCTGGTTATCGGTGACGCCATCACGGGCACGGGCATCCCTGCAAATGCGGTGTTGCTGTCGCAGGTTTCGGGCGCTACGGGCGGCGTGGGCGTCTACACAATCAGCGTTGCCGCTACCGCGTACGCGGCGTCTACTGCTGTGGCAGTGGTTGCCGGTGTGCTTCATCCCAATTGGAAATGCAAGAGCATTGCCGCCGTGGGTGAATTGATCAAAATCTCTACCCTGGGCTAATCAAAATGAATCCAATACTACAAGCACTGATGGCCCGCGCGGGCGTGGTTTTCATGGGTCAGCCGACCATGGATTTTCAAGCGGAAAACGCCACGTTGCGTATTGCTCAAGACGGTTTTGCGTGCGACGCACAGCCTACATTGATCACTACCAGCAATAGCGGCATCCCGGCCTTTATGTCAACGTACGTTGACCCGAAGCTGATTGAAGTCCTGGTATCGCCGATGAAGGCCGCAGAGATTGTCGGCGCCGAAGTCAAAAAGGGCGACTGGACTTCGGATACCGCAATGTTTCCCCTGGTCGAATCGACCGGTGAAACTTCCAGCTACGGTGATTACAGCGAAGGCGGTAACGTTGGCGTGAATTCCAATTTCCCGCAACGCCAGAGCTATCACTATCAGGTGATGACTCAATGGGGCGAACGCGAATTGGAAAAGGCCGGTCTGGCGCGTATCGACTGGTCCAATCGCGTGAATATCGCCTCCGTTTTGACGCTGAATAAGTTTCAAAACAAGACGTATTTCTTCGGCGTTTCGGGCCTGCAAAACTACGGTCTGCTGAATGACCCTTCGTTGTCTGCAGCAATCGTACCCACCACAAAGGGCGCGGGCGGCACAAGCTGGAGTGTTGCCACAGCTTTGGAAATCAACTCCGATATTCAAAAGCTGTACACCCAACTGCAGGCGCAAATGGGCGGTTTGGTCGAGTTGGATTCCAAAATGACGCTTGCGATTTCGCCAGTGTCTGAGGTCTATCTGACCAACACCACGCAGTACAACGTCAACGTTGCGGATATTCTGAAAAAGAATTTCCCCAATTTGACGATCAAGACCGCGCCCGAGTACGCAACGGCATCCGGCCAGCTCATGCAATTGATGCTTGACGAAGCCGAAGGTCAGCGTACCGCCGATACCGCTTTCACTGAGAAACTGCGCGCACATCCGATTGTTGTGGGTACTTCCAGTTTCAAACAGAAGAAGTCGCAAGGCACTTGGGGTACTATCATTTACCATTGCGCAGATGCTTGGTATCTGATATCGCTACGGTGATATGATGGAGCCGGGGCGCTAAAATGCCCCGGCTTTTTTATTGACTTAGGAGAATTCGAACATGGCGAAAACCGTAATTGTGGGTTGCAAATTGCCCCACGGCATCACACTGGAGCGGCCCACAAATCCCGCACAAAAAATCACGCTGAATGGACGCAATAAGTCCATCATCATCGGCGCCGATCATTGCACTACCGAAGTGGATGCGGATTTTTGGGCCGAATGGGAAATGATGAATCCCGAATTCCCGGCGCTGAAATCCAAATCGATTTTCGTGGCGAAAACTTCCAGCGATGCGACCGCCATGGCGAAGGAATTCAAGGCCGAAAAAACAGGCTTCGAAGCGATGGCCACAGATGGCAAAGACCCACGCGCAGTCGGCGTAAAGACTGCCGAAGTCTGATATGGCCTCAGTCGTCTTTGATGTTGCGGCATTCAAGGCCCGCTACCGTGAATTCGAATCGGTAGCGGATACTGTATTGGGCGCCTGTTTCGCAGAGGCGACGCTGTATCTGTCGAATAGCGATTGTTCGCGAGTGCAGGATTTGACCAAGCGAACGCTATTCCTGAATATGCTCACTGCGCATATTGCGTACGTGGGCGGGGCATTGAGTGCTGACGGTCAGCCCCGGCCAGTCGGGCGCGTATCGACCGCAAATGAGGGCTCAGTATCGGCAGCGTTCGAATACGCGCAGCCCGGTACGCAAGCATGGTTTGCGCAGAGCCAATATGGCGCTGCATACTGGCAGGCCACTAGCGCCTATCGCGGGTTCACATACCGACCACGGTTTACGCGCTATTGATATGGCGGGCGCGTCCATTTCTGGCGGTGACGCGTTGATTAAGGCGTTAGAGAAAATCGCCCGAAAAATGAGCGGTACGCTGGAAGTCGGGTTCATGGATGGCGCAACATACCCCGATGGTACATTGGTTGCCGCTGTGGCATTCTGGAATGAGTACGGCAGTAGCGACACGCCCGCCCGCCCATTTTTTCGCACCATGGTCGCCGCAGAATCCCCTACGTGGCCGGGAAAATTGGCGAAGGCTGGAAAGTTTACGCATTACGATGGCCCGCGCGTGCTGGCTTTCATGGGCGAGGATATCAAGGGCGCATTGCAGCAGAGCATTAACGAATTCACTACGCCTGCACTCGCCAGCAGTACAATTAAGGCGAAGGGTTTTGAAAAGCCTCTGATTGCGACCGGTCACATGCTAAATAGCATCACGTATAAGGTTGAGCCATAATGGATTTGCGTGGAATCGCCAATGCGGTTAGCACTACAGTGAACCCTAACGAAGTGGTCATTGTGCAGCGCTCCACAGGCTTTACTGTCGGTAATGGCGCCCGGCAAATCCCGCAGTACGCCCCGTCAGTCAGTGGCCCGGCACAGGTGCAGGCTTTGGACGCTGCCGATATCAAGCAATTAGACGGACTCAATATTCAAGGCACCATTCGCGCAATTTATCTGCGGGGCTCGCTGGCCGGCGTGATTCGACCAAACCAAACGGGCGGCGATCTGATATTGCGCAACAACGGTACGCAGACGTGGCTTGTCGTTAAGGTGCTGGAGAGCTGGCCTACGTGGACAAAGGCTGCAATCGTATTGCAGGGACCGTAATGTATACCTCCGATATAGCAGTAGATGACGTAATCAACGCCCTGGCGGCATTTCTCGCACCCTTTGTGCCTGGTGGTCAGGTCGTCCGGTCGCAGACAAACCGGGTGGCGCTCCCCTCAAATCCATGTTGCGTATTGACTGAAATTTTAATGGTCGATTTGAGCGTGCCATTTACCCGGTATCAGGGTAGTGCAGGCACCGCGCAGATTTACGGCCCGTCACGTATTGATATTCAAATGGATTTTTACGGTGTGCAGGCGGGGGAATTTTGCAAGACGGCAAAAACCGCACTGCGCTCGCAATGGGGATTTAACGCATTCCCGGCAAATATCCGCCCCCTCTATACATCCGATGCGGTACAGGCGCCACTGACTACCGGTGAACAGCAATACGTGAGCCGGTGGACTGCTACCGCGCACATACAATACAATCCGACCGTTACTGTGCCGCAGGATTCTGCGACCACGCTAGGCCCGGTGGGTATTGTGGCCGCTGATATGTTGTAATTATTTTTTGAGGTTTAAAAATGTCGTCAATTCCCGCAAGTGATATTGTCAGCGTAAATCCTGGCGTTGTTGGTACTGGCGGCAATCCGCTTGCACTCAATGGCGTTGTTGTTTCCCAAAACGTACTGCTGCCCATTGGCACAGTGCAGACGTTCTATAACGCAAATGCCGTAAGCGCATTTTTCGGCCCGTCATCTGACGAATACGCGATTGCTCAGGTCTATTTCGCAGGCTTTGACAATTCCACGGTCAAGCCGGGCACGCTGATGTTCGCCCCGTTCGCTCTCGCTGCCGTGGGCGGATGGCTGCAATCTGGCTACCTGGGCGCGATGACCCTGGCGCAATTGCAGGCGCTCTCCGGTGTGCTTACGGTGACGGTTGATGGTGTGGCATTTACCTCCAGCGCTATCAATCTCTCGACCGCCTCAAGTTTCGCGGCGGCGGCGGGCATGATTGCTGCAGCATTCACGGGTGCGGGCAAACCCACTTGCACATGGAATGCGATCAATAGCACATTCCTGATTTCCAGCAGCACAACGGGCGCAACGTCTTCCATGACCTACGCAACCGGCACATTGTCTGCGGGTCTGCTGCTGACATCTGCGACCGGTGCGCTACTCTCGCAAGGCCACATTGCCGACACGCCCGCGACCGCTATGGCCAATGTAGTCGCCAATATTCAAAATTGGGTTGACTTCATGACGGTATGGGAGCCGGTCATTGCCGACAAAGTTAATTTTGCAGTCTGGACTAGCTCGCAGAATCAGCGTTACGCCTATATCGCATGGGACACTGACGCGCAGGCAATTGTCGGCGGGTCCACTACATGCTTTGGTGCCGTGGCCGCTGCCGCTGCATATGATGGCGTCGTGCCGGTCTATAACAACAAACTGCTCGCTGCGTTCGTTTTGGGTACGGTTGCATCCATCAATGTGGGTCAGAAAAACGGTCGCATTACTGCCGCTTTCAAAAGCCAAGCCGGGTTCACCCCGACTGTCACGAATAGCCAAATTGGGCAGACGTTGCTCGCCAACGGATACAGCTTCTACGGCAGTTACGCGACCGCCAACACGCAATTCAATTTCTTCTACAACGGGCAGATGTCGGGTCGCTGGAAGTGGCTCGATTCGTTTGTGAATCAGGTGTACCTGAATTCGCAATTGCAGCTTGCGCAATTGACGTTGCTCACTGCCATGACATCCATACCCTACAACAATGACGGGTACGGGCTGGTTTATGCAAGCATGGTCGACCCCATTGCCGCGTCCAAAACTTTCGGCGGCATTCGCTCTGGCGTCACGCTGTCGGCCCAACAAATTGCGGTGGTCAACCAAGCGGCAGGCCGGGACATTTCCAGCCCGCTGTTTGCGCAGGGCTATTACCTGCAAGTGCTCGACCCTGGCGCGCAAGTGCGTGGCTTGCGTGGCTCGCCCATTATCAATCTGTGGTACACCGATGGTGGTGCAGTGCAGAAACTCTCTACGGCATCCGTGGACATCATGTAAGGGGATTTGATCAATGTCTGATACCACTATCACCAGCGCAAATAGCGTTTTGACGTTCGTAGTCGCGGGGCTGTTTCCGGCCCCCGTGCAAATGAGCGGATTCGCCAGCGACAAGGCGTTCGCAATGGAATCTTTGCAGCTCGCAGAGGTTCAAATGGGCGTTGACGGTCGCATGACCGCAGGCTACACCCCAAATCCGAGCGTGCAGGATATCACGCTGCAGGCTGATAGTCCGAGCAAAACGTTTTTCAATGCGCTGATTGCCGCCACGAAATCGACCCGCGAAGTTTTCTACATTTCGGGCAGTTTGGTGCTGCCTAGCACGGGCGAAAAATATTCAATGCGCCGGGGCATTCTGACCAAGGGTAAGCAAATTCCCGATGCGGCGAAATTGCTGCAGCCCATGGATTATCAAATCACCTGGGAATCGGTCAATCAATCCCTGTTGTAACCGGTTACGCCCCGGCAGGGCTCACAAGGCCCGCGTTGCCGTCTCCCAACGCACGCCGGGGCACCACATTGAATAGGCATATCACATGGCTCGCAAAAGTTTCAATTACAAGGTGCAAGACGCTGGCCGCGATTTCGGCAAAGTCTTCGTGCTCACCGAATTGCCAGCAGCGCAGGGGGAGGCGTGGGGTATGCGCGCAATCCTGGCGTTGACCGCTGAAGGTGTGGACATTCCCCCCGGTTTCGAGCGGATGGGCATGGCCGGCATGATTGAGCTAGGCGTCAAATCGCTGGCCAAATTGCGCTGGGAGACTGCGCAGCCATTACTCGCGGAAATGTGGCAGTGCGTACAGATCATGCCCGATCCGGCCCGCGCGCATGTGGTGCGCGAATTGATCGACGAAGACATTGAAGAAATCATGACGCGCGTTAAATTGCGGTATGAAATATTCAAGTTGCACGGGGATTTTTTGACCGCCGTCGCCGCATCAAAATAGGCCACAGGCCTAACGCTGGCGGCGGCGCATCACGGGCGGCGATGTCGTATGCGAATGTGCCCGCCACGGTGGGTATTGTTGTATCAAAGCGGCTCGCTACACTGCATGAATTGCAGACCGTATATGGTCTGGAAGACCTCTACGATTTGCTAGAAATAGCGGTGATTGATGACCACAACGCAAGGGCTGACTGATGCCTACAATTATCGATAGCCTGACCGTAGCGCTGCGTCTGGATTCTAAAAAATTCAAAGACGAAACCGGTGCGGTTAAAAAAGACCTACGCGACATCGGCGCCGAAGCTGGCGACGCGGGCAAGCATTTGGAAGATGCTGGAAAACAAGGCGCCAAAGGTTTCAACACGGCAACCGATGGGCTCGGAAAATTCCTGGCCAAATTGGGCGGACTCTACGTACTGAAGAAATTCGTAGTCGATACGATCCAAACGAACGCTGAAATTTATCGTTTCTCTCGCAATCTGGGCGAGAGCGCAAACAAAATTTCAGCTTGGTCGAATGCCATTGAAATAACGGGCGGCGACGCTCGCGCGTTTCAGGGCACGCTAAGTATGCTGAGCCGGTCGCAAACCGAATTACAGATGAATGGTGAGAGCGGCCTACTCCCTTATTTCTCCCGGTTCAATGTGGCGATGATGGACGCGCAGGGTAATGCGCGCAAAGGCACTGACATCCTGATGGATTTCGCCGACCGCATGAAGGGCATGGACCGCACCACAGCGTTCAATACGCTGCAGGCCATGGGCATCGATCCCGGAACCGCAAATGCGATGTTGGAAGGCCGCGCGAGCCTTGAAAAGCTGATCGTTACGCAAAAGGAGCACGGGGCTGTAACGGACAAACAGGCCCTGAGCGCGGAAAATACGCGCAGGTCAATGACTGAAGCGGAAATGACCGCGAACAGTCTGAAAAATGAAATGGTGGATGGGCTCAATCCGGTACTTAAAGGTGCCCTGGATTTGTTCAATTCGCTGGATAAGGCCACCGGAGGATGGTCTACTGCGATATTGGGCGCTGTGGCCTCGATTGGGGCCATGCGCGCAGCCCTCGCGTCAATCCCCTCGCTAGTCCCTGCTGCAGCGGC